TATGAATTTACTGAATTTTATTTATCAAAATATTGAATATATTGATAATGAAAATTACGATGAAAATACATTTAATGATGAAGAAAATTATTCTATGTTTATATTAAGTAAATGTTAAAAAGAATTAATAAATATGAAGAACAATCGGGAGGAGCTGATGGGATACCATTTAGTTCTCTTAAAATAAATTCTAAAAAAACAAAAAAGAAAAAAAAATCTAAAAAGAAAAAAAGAACAATATCTCCAGCCCGTGAAAGAAGAAAGGTAACTAAAAAAACTAAAAGGAGTAAAAAAAAGACTCAAAATAAATCTAAAGATAAAATGTGTCAATGTGGATCGCATAAATATTCAACTAAAGATAATTCTCCAAATGGATTAGGTAAATGTAGTATATGCTTACCAATAAATGTAGCTATGAGAGGTAAAGATAATAATCTTTATGAAAATAAAAAAGATGGTTGGGTTAAAGTTAATTAACGATTATAAAATAGTAAATATGGTTTATATTCTAAAATTTTATCATTATTAATTTTATTAACCGAAGTATCATTATATTCATACCACTTATTATCAAATATATTCTTACATACAGCATAATAATGACCCCCATTTAATCCACCATTATGAATACAAAATCCACTTAAATTATAATTATTTGTTTTACTTGTACCATAATTCTTATTATACTTTTCTAGATTTAATTGTAAAGGATATTGAATAAATTTATCTATTTTTTTTGTTAATGAATATCTTTTTAAAACAATAATAATAGTATCTGATGTCTTAAATAAAATAGTTTTCTTATGTGGTTGAACTGATTTATTACATTTATCACATTTCCATAAATTACTCTCATCTAAAATTATTTTTTGTGTATAATGATCTAGACAATCATTTAATGATTCAGAATTTACAGGTATCTCTAATGATATTATTTGTATAGGATCATGGCTACTTGTATAATAATAACATTCGGGACATATTGTCATTGATAAAAGTTGTGAATGAAAATTATTAATAATATATGAATAATCATTTTCATAAAATTTTTTCCATGTTGTAAATCCTTTATCTACTATTTTACTAGTTTCATTTTTATTAGAATTATTTTTTCGAGTCATTATAACTTCTTTTTTTATACATTGATGTAATAAATCTAAGAATAAAGTTAAAAATTCATCAACATCATTTTGCATAAAATTCTCAAAATAAATATTCTTTTTTTTACATATGACCATAAATTTTCTTAATAAATTAATTGGAGTCAAAACATTATTATTTTCATTAGACCACATTTCTCTTTGAAAATTAAACCATTCTGATATTAAATCATCTGTATGTCCACTACATTCATTATAAAAGTTTTCGTTTTTTGGATGAAATACTATTAAATGACTCAAACATTGTAAAACTGAATTCATATAACACGTATTACCTAAATTAATCAAACCCTTATTCCCAGCATTAATTGTATTCATTAATATTATATTTATACATGTTCTTTTTTTAAATTAGTTAAATTTAAATATAGTTTTTTATTAAAAAATGCAAGATATTAATGAAATAGATGATGAAATAGATGATGAAAATTTTGAACAAAATTTTCTCTCTATTTTACAAGAATCAGAACCTGAGACAGAACCTGAGCCAGAGCCTGAACCAGAGCCAGAGCCAGAGCCTGAATCAGAGCCAGAGCCTGAACTTGTTCCCGAACCTGATAAAAATATAAATCAAAAATTAGCTGATATTAATTACTTTATTGATATAGTTGCTCAATGGTGTGCTAAAGAAATTACCAGAGATGAATTTTCATCTAAATGGACTGAAAGATCTGTTGATATTGATCCTTCAATTGATTATCTATCTAAATTGGATGATTTTGAAAAAATCGCAGAATTATCGTTAATGTGGAATGAAGGATATAATCTTTTTAAAAATAATTATTTTAAAGATTTAAGTAGCTATGAAATAAAGAAACCATTTTTTAATTGTAATAATATCAATGAAAAAATAGTAAAATTAGAAAGTATTATTAATATTTTAATTGATTGTGCTAATTTTAAATATAAGGGAAACAAAAATCACCTTAATAAAATTATAAATGATTTATATTAATTACTATAAGCTAAACCCCCCATTCCAGACATTACTCTCAATATATTATAATTAACAGCAAATATTGTTAATTTTAAATTAGTTGAGCCTGTTTCACCTACAGTAATATAATTTCCTCCTGAGCCACCTCCGATCGCCCAAACTTTAAGATCAATTGATTCTAAAACAATACTATCCATTCTAGACAAATTACAAACACCAGATGGTTGATGATCTTCTGGTTTTAAAGCAAATGAATAAACAGAAATACTATTATTATCAGATGGACGAAATTCACCACTTTTTAAATTGCTTTTTTTTGCTATATAAGTGGATACTGAACCATATCCCGTATGATGTTCATATACTTGTACTCTCGTAAAATATTCTGTATCTCTTTCTTTAAACCTTTCATGATTATTAAATTTTAGTAACCATTTACCTTTGAAATCATCAACTGATACAGGAGAGGCTGTCCAATCACCTTTAGAACTATCTAAACCTTGATTTCTCCCACCATATACATCATCTCCACCTGAGGTATCAGAATTAACTGTATTATTTTGGATTACCCATATAAGTTCTTTTGTTGGATGTGAAAATTTGAGATCAAAATCATTATTAGGAAAATTAACATTATATTCTGCTTTTTGTATTTGTTCAATAAGATATTCATGGTCTTCTTCAGCAAATCTTCTTCTTTCTTCTGTATCTAAATAAATATAATCACACCATAATCTGAAATTACTTAATGCCTTTACATTTTCTGATGAGGCTTTTACAATGTTTGCATCACTGTAACCAAAACTTGCAGTATCGGAAGTCCTGAATAAATTACCTAATTCTTCAATTCTAAATATTAATTCAACATTATGATATTGAAGAGCAACTAGTGGTAATGCTAATCCATGATGACGACAAAACCAAAATTGTAAAGGTATAAATATTTTATTAATTGATATTTTTGCTTTAACACTCTCAGTTCCTTTTGTATAAGTGAAACCATTAAATGAAGACCCTCCAGTAGTAGCCAATAGATTATCTGTTTCATTATAAGTATCCGTATTTGCAGCAATACTATTTCCTGTCATATATTGATATTGAGTTCCATTATGTTCTCCTTTATCTGAGAACATACTAACTCTATCCATATATCCATCCGGATTTTCTTCATTTAAATCAGCTCTAATTCTTTGCCATAGAGAACTATGTCTATCTATTCTTTGACCACCAATTAATATTTCATATTCTCTTATTAATGAATGACCATAATGTTCAACTATTCCTATATTTTTATTAGGATTAGAATCAGTTCTCTCAATGGTAGCTGAATGTTCTATATACATTCTATGTAAAAGGTCTCCATTACGGGTTAATTGAACATCTAATCTTTTACCATAATCGGGTGTTCCTATAAAAGTTTGTTCAATCGCTTCAATTGAGAAATTTGTATGTCTACGATATACCATTTGAAAAAAAGTTATTTGAGGATTTCCTGTTAAATAAATATCTTGAGCACCATAAGCTGCCAATTGAATTAATCCTCCTGTCATTAATATATACTTTATGATAGAAAAAAATTAAAAATAAAACATACATCTAGAGATAAATTATTTTAATTAGCATAGCCTAAACCACCCATCCCTGACATTATTCTTAATATGTTATAATTAACTGCAAAAATTCTGGAAGCATTTGATGGAACAGAACCTTCACATATAAATTCTGCTTCATCAATTCTTGAGAAATTACATGTACCAGATGGCTGATATTCTTCAGGGTTAAGGGAAAATGAATAAACACCAATTGAATCATTAATTAATCCTATCTGAGTGCTATTAGTAGCAGATTCCGCCCGTGCAAGTCCTCCTACACCACTATGGTGCTCCCACACTTGAGTCCTAGTAAAATATCTCACATCTCTCGGTTCAAAACGATCATGTCCATTTAGTCTTAAATGGTAATTTAAATTGTCTTCACTAGATGTAAAATTACATAATGGGTTTAAATATCCAACGGGTAATGTGCCTTCTGAAGACTCATTCCATATTTCATCATTTGTAAAAATTAATTCTTTAACTGGGTGATTAAATTTTAAATTAGTTATTGCTGAAGTTCCAGATGAATTTTTATTTAAAGCTTGTTCCTGTACTTGTTCAATTAAATACTCGTGAGCAACTTCAGCATATCTTCTACGTTCATCAGTATCTAAAAATATAAAATCACACCACAAAGTATTATTTGAAACACTTGTAAATGGAGATCCTTCAGATGATTTACCAAATTTATGATCTAATATAATTTTTACTTCATGATATTGAAGTGCGATTAGTGGTAAAGATAGTCCTATATTTCGACAAAACCAAAACTGTAATGGGACAAAATATTTATTTTTAAAATTTGCGGAATTGCTTCCATTAAATACACCACCCATACCGCTCATATTTTGAAAAAGAGTTCCTTTGTGTTCAGCTCCATTATGAAATGCTCCTATACCAGAAGGATTCTTCTGAGTTAATTCAGACCAAACCTCCATCCATAATCCACTGAGTGTTACAATTGATTGTCCTCCAATTTCTAATTCAACACTATTAATTGCTACTGCGGGAGTATTTCCTTGATGGTTTTGATTAATACCATCAACTTCTAAATACATTCTATTTATTAAATCACCATTTCTAGAAATAGTTGAGACACATCTTCCAGGTTTAGTTGACATTCCATCCCAGACTTGTTCAATTGCTTCGATAGAAAAATTTGTATGTCTACGATAGACAACTTTAAAAAAGGTTATTTGGGGATTTCCTGTTA